GGCAAGTATCAGGCTGATTTTGACTATTATGGCACATGTATTTTGTAGGAGAAATTAAATGAAGAAAACAGTAAGATGGCATTGCCATGAAACAGATAGTTCTTCACAACATGTCTTATGTGTTACTAAGCGAAAGGGGCATGTGACTAGAGAGGAGCTAACAAGTGACGATTGGGATAATCCGGAAAATCTTTACATTTGGAAGGGCGAACTTAGAGAAAATGTCGAAGATGACTTCGGACGGAGTCCTTTTGAAGTTCTGTATACATTTGAAGATAAACTGCGCTATGCAATCTGCGCCTATATGGGACGGCTGTATCCGGATGATCCTGAGTTTGAGGAATACGAGAAAATGTTTAAGAAAATTGTCCGTGACCTAACCGGTGCGGAACTTATGCTTGGACATCCCATGGACTTCCCGATTTACTTGGACGAAGACGGAAACGAACTTCGCCGCAGGTCGCTTGAGTATGACCACTATGATCCGGAAACAAAAGAGGCTGTGTATACCTACAAAGACGAGAACAGCGAGAAGCATATTGCCAAGCTGGACGAGAAATACGTCAACGAAGCGCCAAAAATCGGCATGATTGATCATCAAAGTGACGGCTTGCTCCAGAATTTCTTAAAGGAAACCGGCATCTCGCTGGAAGAATTCTTAACAAACAAAAAATATATCATTGTTATTGATGGCGATGAATATCAGTCATGGGAACGTTATAAGACTGCAGGCATCATTAACACGGACAACATTGAAGCGGAATACTACGGTTATGGTGCTGATCCCGAATGGCTGGAATGGCTAAAGGAGAACGGAAATGAAAAAACTACGCAAACAGGTGTTTGAAACGCCATCATCGGCGGTACATTCCCTCGCCATATCAAGAGAGGGGCTGGAGCCATGCAAGCTACCGATGGACGGCACTTATATTGTAGCGGATTTTGGTGACTATGGCGCTTATGACGTTGGAATAACCGCATTTGACCAGGAAACAAAGCTGTCATATCTCGCGACACAGTGTTTTTATCTCAATCATGGGGATGAAAACATAGAAGAGTACTATATCTGGAAGAATATCTGTGATGCGATCTGCGAATACAGCGGAGCATCCGGAGTTGAGTTGTTACATAAAACGGAGCCTGAGTTAAATCATCAGGTCATACCTGACTTTGATTTAAAGTTTTGTAACCCGTGGAACAAGGATAGCATTATCAATTTTGTCTTTAACCGATTTGTCGGAGTAGAGATGAGCCACGATTAAGAGGAGAAAGAAATGGGAAAGAAGGTAACCAGACGGTGCGTGTTTGAGTCTAATAGTTCGACTTCGCACAGCACAATCATCATGACAGAAGAGCAATATAAGAAATGGAAAGGCGAAAATCTTTACTACTATCCGAGCGATACATGGCCTTTAAATAAACTGTCCAAAGACGAAAAGCCAAAACCCGGTTGTTTATACACTCAGGATGAGGTGTTGGAGTTTTACAAGATGGCAGGATATGAATATAAACCACTTGAACTTGATGATTACGATGAAGACGAAGCCTATTTGAAAGACAGGTACATCAAAGAGATGGGCAGTTTTGATGGATACGAAAGTTGGCACGATGATGAATACCTGGAGTTTGATGACACAACATATACAACGCCAAGCGGTGAAACAATCATCGTGGAGTGTAAGTATGGAAGAGACGGCTGATTTATAAAGGAGGGTGCTATGCCTATCGCAAGATACAAGAACGGCAACACAACGGTTACGATTGATCTCACGGATGGAACTCGTTGGATGGAAACCGAGGATGATGATTTCAAGCTGGATTTTCCGGTATCAATTGATGTTAACATCGGCAACCGGTGCGATGGTGGCTGCCCGTTTTGCTACATAAATGCCAGTCCTAATGGTGTCAACGCTGACCTGATGCATCAGTTTTGGGTGAACACGCTTCACCCTTATACAGAAATCGCCATCAATGGTAACAGCGTGGATCATCCGCAGCTTGAGGCTTTCCTGAGACAGTTGGCCGACAAGCGCGTCATCGCCAATATGACGGTAAATCAGGTACATTTTGAGCGGAAAGAACAGCTTATTCGTAGACTGATTGACGATGGTCTGATTAGCGGACTTGGCATCTCTCTCCGCAAGGCAACGCCGGAATTCGTGGAGAAGGTCAGGACAATTCCCAATGCGGTCATCCACACAATCAATGGTATCCTGACAGCCGAGGATCTGGAAACCCTGAGAGACAATGATCTCAAGCTGCTCGTCCTTGGCTATAAACATCTTGGACGCGGGCTTACATATTCATTTGAAAACGAAGTGGTATTAGAAGCAAGGCAGAAATATCTCTATGATGTCCTGCCGACACTCCCGGATCATTTTAAGGTTATCTCGTTTGATAACCTGGCTCTGGAGCAACTAGATGTCAGGCGCATCCTGACGGACGGAGAGTGGGCTGAATTTTATCAGGGAGATGAAGGAACGCTCTCCATGTATATCGATCTTGTTTCGGGAAAATTTGGCGTAAGTTCACTGTGCAGCGAAGTTGAGATGCATCCAATCATGGGTAGTGTTGAGGAGATGTTTAAGGTGGTGAGAGAGGAAAGCAAGAAATGATTAAAAGTTTGTATCCGACTTTCCAACGTTGGTCGGAAAAGGGAAGCGTATGGTTATGGTCAGATCCTCATTTTGATGATCCTGACTGCAAATACATGTCCCCGAACTGGCCAACACCAGAAGAGCATTTAAAGTTGCTAAAGAAGGATATTCATAAAAACGACACAAGCATTTGTCTGGGTGATGTTGGTAATCCTGAGTATGTAAAGGAAATCCCTGGATATAAGGTCTTGATTATGGGCAATCATGATCAATCCGTAGAAAAATATGCGCCGTATTTTGACGAGATCTATACTGGCCCAGTGATGATAGCCGAGAAAATCATCCTCTCCCATGAGCCGGTAGATGTTCCTTGGGCGATTAATCTCCATGGTCATGATCACTCACCGCTAAATACCGGCGACTCGCATCATATCAATTTTGCTGCCAATGTAGTCGGCTATGTGCCGATCTCATTAGGGAAATTGATCAAGGATGGCATCATGTCATGGGTAACAAGCATTCACAGGATTACCATAGACAAGGCTGCTAAGAAAAAAGTATCCTCTGATATCTTCGACATGGACTGGATACACGACGATATTACATGGTGCAGCAGTGATTGCGACAACCGTTTGTGCTTTAGGCATCCGTCAAATATGAGAAACAAATCTGGCGTCCACTCTTATGCAGATTTCAAAGATGAGGGTGAATGTCCATTGGAAAGTCAACGAAAGGAGTAATATGAACCCGGTATTTGTGTTTTTAGTATTAATCGGGACGGCGTTGTTATGGTTGTTATTATCTGGGCTATATAGATTTGTTGGCGGTATTGCAGAGCATTTTGCTGATAATGCAAGAAGAGCGATGAACGACGAAGAGACAAAGCCAGAAGCTTTTGTCAGAGGCTTTAGAGATGCATTGAATAAAGGAGATAAAAATGAATAAAGGAATTGTTGGTAGTATTATTATTGGTGTCATGCTTGTAATTGGCCTAATCGTTGGATTTTCTGGGATGAAAAAGGTACCGGCTGGTTATGTAGCAGTAATTTACAACATGAGAAATGGCGTAGCGGAAGATACTCTTGGACAAGGATGGCATTGGATTGGCCCAATGAAAGAAGCCACGTTGTTTTCTGTTGGTATTGAACAGTCTTACCTTACATCTGGATCTAACGGAGATTCTAAAAATGATGATAGCTTTGAAGTACCTTCTTCTGACGGAAAAGGATTGAAAGTAGATTTGACATTCACCTATAGGTACGATGCAGACAAGGTACCGGAGGTCTTCACAAGATTTAAGGGGCAGTCTGGTAAGGAAATTAGAGACTCGTTTATTAAACCCAATATTATTTCCTGGACCAAGGAAGTAACCGCCAAATATCCAGTAACGGAAATTCTTGGCGATGAACGTGCCAATCTTAATACAGCGGTGACGGAGTATATTAAAGAGAAGTTTGAGCCGTACGGGATTATCGTAGACAATGTATCTCTAATTGACATTGATGCAGATGATGAGACTCGTGCCAGTGTACAGAAGAAGGTTAACGCACAGCAAAGTCTCGAACTTGCACAGATTGAACAGAAAACGGCAAATGTACAGGCGCAGAAAGATAAGGAGGTTGCACTAATTCAAGCTGAACAGGAACGAGAAGTCGCTGCCATCAACGCAGAAAAGCAAAAGATCAAGGCAGAAGGCGATGCTGAAGCAATTAGAATTAAGGCAGAAGCGGAAGCTGAAGCCAATAGTAAAATCGCCCAGTCTCTTACACCTGAATTGATTGAGAAACAGAAAATCGATAAATGGAATGGCAGTGTGCCGACCGTATCTGGATCTGGCTCTACGATTGTGAACATTGAAGATTTAACTAGTAATAATTAGTTATTGACACATAAAGACAAACGTGGTATAATCATCCACAGAAAGGGATTCGTATGATCAAAGTTGAAAATGATGCTGGAGTTTTTTATGCAAGAGAGGGTTACTATAATGGGCAGAAAGTAATCGTCACTCATAGAGACCCGGCAAATGGCATGGTGTGGCTTGAAAATTACGCCGAGAGACATAAAGGTAGCCCAGTTGAGTACGGCAAGTGGGTAAACGGAGATTCAGTAACATACAAAGAGGAGAAATTTAATGGAAGAGATTTTAAAACTGCTGGCGGAAAATCCGGGAATAGTCGCAAGTATCGTAAATCGGTACAAACCGGCACTGTATGAGACCGGAAATCAGTTCCTTGACATGTACGAGGATCTTATAAACAACGAGAGATACTACGATTTGTTTGCGAAGTCAAAAAAGAATACATATAACGCATTGTTACAGAATGGTTTCACAGAAAATCAGGCAATGCAGATCTTATTGGCAGATATCAAGAACACGGCTGAATTTGCCAGTAAAGCTGCAAACACTTCTGCAAATATAAATAGTAATAATTAAATATATGAATAATTTTATAGGCCGGTTTGCTAGTGAGCATTAAAGTGCGGTCGAAGGCCAAGATCGCCGCCGGTCAGTCGGAATAGAGACATAAAACCTATTCAATTGGAGGGCGAACTGTTCAGCCGTCCCTCCTAAAACATAACGGCAGAACTTTTGGGAGTGTAAGTGTAGGCAAAGGGTGTACAAGAGCGATGTGCTTGTTAGAGTATGCCAGATGGCAACAGTCTGATATACATCAATCAGAAAACGAAGGTTCAAATCCTTCTGCTCCCGATTAAAATGAACAAGCTGCGTAACGTTCAGGCTTGTTCATAACGGGAATTAGCTCAGTAGGTTAGAGCGGTGGCCTTATAAGCCATGTGTCACTGGTTCGAGTCCAGTATTCCCGATTAGTGGAAACCGGAACCACTTTAAAAAATAGCACACTGGGCATATAATTGGCGGCATTACGGAACAGCCTAAGAACCGCAAGTGGATCATGCGGATGACATGTCTGCCCCGGACAACCCAGTCATCCGCGCTTCGGAACGTAACTCAAATGGTCAGAGTTTACAGGCTTCGCCGCCGTTTTTGTAATGTGGGTTCGAGTCCTGCCGTTCCGATTTCCATTCAGTGCAAGAATGGAGAACTTTGTCTGACAGTGGGAAAGACTACGTTATGTGGTGGCGAGAAAAGGTAGACGCTAAAGTTAGATAGACTATTTC